ATCCTTTGAATCTAGTGAAGATGGCACCGTCCAATTGAATCTGAAAACTCTTAATGAGAATTACAGGTTTGAGGTGGACTACTTCATTAATGGTGATCTTGAACACCACGTAGTATCCAAGAACGTTGATTTTTCAGGACTCATCTGCATTTTGGATGAGCGCAAAGCTTACAATGACGCCAAATTTGGCGAAGTTAGAGTATTTGATCCTGCAATTATTGACCATACACATAAACCTTCGGGTGAAAGTGTACTCAAAGTCAAAGCCTCACTCAATGAGGATGGAGATCCTGAAACTCCAGATAAAACAGAAGATGAACTTTTAGTTCATAAACCAAAAGCTAACGCTCAAGGAATATTTGATTACTTACCTGATTTTTCCCAAACTTTGATATCATGGCATGGCCGATACAAGGTACCTTATAAGTATTTACTTAAAGGTTATACATCAGGAATTACTAAAAAATTTCGAGAGTGGTTATGGCAGAACAACGGTTCTCCTATAACGGACCTTAACGGGTCCCAATACCAAGCTTATTTAGTTCAAACATTGCGAACGAAGAATGGACCAGAAATGCTCTATTTTGTTCCACCTTTGTATCAAGACCTTCTTTTTCAAGGAAGATTTGATGCGATAGTGGATGTGTTTGTAGCTGAGTATAATTTAAAGTTCATGGGTCAAGGAGAGTCAGCCCCTCTTCTAGATCTTTGGGGTAGCGGAAACGTTCCCCCTGAACCGCAGCAACGGGCCTTCAATTGTCTTCCAGTTTCCAAGATGGAAGATGAACCTTATTACACATTAAATGCAGCAGGACAGCCATATCTGCTCAAGTTTTGTTATCAAAAGAGAGTATTTCAAAAAATCCATGAAAATGGAAAAATTAAATACTACTTTGACTACTGGACTGCGCCTAAAGATAAGGTAGAGTTAGAAGAGCTCAAGTCAGCGTGTAAAGAAGTTTTTCCAGACTTCGTTTCACCAGCAACATGCGCCAGATTAGATACAACATTCTTCGCAAAGCGAAATTATTATTTAGGAATTACAGCCATCAGTTTAGCTTCTATAGGATTGATAGCCATTGCTGTCTCAGCAGCAATAGCTCTCCTGTGCTATACTTTTGGCTTGGATTTCCAAGCAACAATTTTTGGCCAATCATCTAATCCCCACATGAAAAAGTGGGAAAAAATTTGGAATAAGAAACGTTCCATAGGTTACAAGGGCCGCCAAGTTATTAAGGCGACCAACCTACCCAAAGCTCAGAGTTATTCTGGCAATTTTTTAAATTTGGCGATGAAAGTCGCTAATAATACTAAGTTGTTTAGAGTAATTTTTGAGTCTGGGGTTTCTATTCTCACACCAGCAACCATGATTCACGATAGGGTTTTTGTCTTTCCAGGACATGCAATCTTTAGTGATAAGTTCTCGCTTGAAATGTACCTCTCTGTTCAACAAAGAGAGGAGTTTTTTGCGTTTAATTCAGACCAACTCAATGTTCACTTTGAGGAGGATCGCGACTTTGTTCTAGTCAGGCTTCCCGAAACAATGCCCGGGATGCGATCCTTGCTCAAAACATTAAAAGAGAGTCCACCTGAGCTGTACGGAAATGTAGCTCGAGTGTCCTTTGATGATGAAGGAGATAAAATGGTTATCTATTGTTCTGCTACCACAGAACTATTAGAACAAGCAACCTATACTTTATTGGATAAAACGCTTCATGTTAATCCTTTAGTATTGGTAGCCCATGGATGTCATGGTATTGACGGAGATTGTGGATTCTGGTATTTAGAAGATACAGGAGACACACCTCTAGTTGGTATACATGTAGCGGGTATGTCGTCACTTTCCTATGTGACGCCAATTTACCGCACCGATATAATGAAATTTCTCGAATCTATAGTTCCTCCAGTGGCAACGCGGCTGACTCCACCAGCGCAGTGTTTGCCATGGATGCCCCCTGAACTTAAATTTGAGGAAACAACTCAAACAGGATTACTTCCTTATCCTGTAGTAGGGAAACTCGCAAAGCCCCTATACCAACCAACAAAAACATGTCTTGAAAGATCTCCACTTTTCAATGGCGTTGTATTAAAAGGAAAACAAATTGGAAAAATTGACTACCCAGATCTTATGGGACCAGCCAAATTGTCGCCCAAGGGTGACAAAGACCCCGTCAAGCTTGCCTTCCGTAAAGCAAAAGGACGTGTCCGAAAACCTCAACCAGAGGGAATGGACGACCCAGAACTTTGGGTAGGGATTTTTCCAAAATTCAAATGGAGAGTTCTCACGGAAGATGAAGTTATGAATGGCATTCCAGGCCTAGTAGCGTCATTTGAGACAAACAAATCCACTGGCCATCCAGGCCTTGAGCTAGCTATTCCAAAGCAGCAGTGGATCCGAAAAGCTACAGATGAAGGAGGTCAGTATATTCACAATCATATTTTTAAGGAAGAAGCTCTTTTTCAAGAAGGAGTGGATTCACAACGATTGTATATGCCCACCTATGTAGTATTTCTCAAGGATGAACTTAGACCTTGGGAAAAAGTATTCGAGTTTCTTAGTCGAGCAATTTTTGCAGCTCCTAAGTGGTTTGTTCGCATGTTCAAAAAATATTTTGGACTGTGGATGGCCCACACAAATTTGGATTCAACTTCACCTATAAAAGTCGGCATTAATCCGTTTTCAACGGACTGGTGGCATGACTATTTAAAAATAGTAGAATATGGAGCAGAACACATCGCAGCACAAGATGTTTCAGCCTGGGACCTAAATTTTTGGTACTGGTTTGGAGCGTTATTTGCCTCAATGTATATTGCGCATTATGGAATTACTGATACACGTGAGTGTAGGGTTATAACATATTTGTGCATTGCTCATTTTCTTTGTTACATCATCGTTAGGGAATTAATTTACTTTTTCGATGGTATGACATCTGGCGGACCAGGGACAGCACACCTGAACTCTGCCGGAAATGTAGTTAAAAATCGTTGGATTTGCAAACGCATTATGTGGGATACGCTGAAGGTTCGAATACCTTTGTCCTCATACGTTTACATTCTAACATTTGGAGATGATTTACATGAAACTATTAAACGAATCGTTGCTGATATGAACAAGGACGGCACACTTGTTTTTACCACTGACGTTATAACTCCAAAATTAATAGCAGAATATGCCTTGACCCATTTTGGCCATGTTCATACTACAGCAGATAAGAAGGATATTTCTCTCTGGGATACTATGGACACAGCTGAGTTTCTTAAACGCAAACACGTCAAACGAGACGGCGTTGTCATGGCACCAATGAATTTGGACTCAATTCGTTCACATCTTTTGTGGATAAATAGAGATTCAGAAATTGGACCTAAGAAACAATTTACCGAAAATGTTCACAATGCCTTGCGAGAGTTCTTCTTGCACGGCAGAGAAATTTTTAATATGGAGAAGGCTCGCCTTAATCCCTATTTAGAATCTATCAGTGAGGAAAATCAATTTTTCCAAACCTATGATGAGTTGATGGTTAAATACCAGAAAGACTTAGGTTTAATTACATTACACTAACTCAATCGGCAGTAAACGCCTAAAAATTCCTTTCAAGATATAGAAAGTAAACAATTTACCTCGCTGCAAAGCGAGTGTGAGAGTGACGATCTCTTTGCGCCTCTCACAAACCTGGCTCAAGAAAAGAGTTTATCCACTCCTATCTTAAAATGCCTTCAAAACGGATACAAGCTTCAGAAAACAAACAATCAAATGACAACGCTCTTACAGAACAGATCGAGCCTGTCTTGAATAACGAAACAGCATTAACTCAGTTCAAAGAATCAGCAAACGTAGTAACCCAAGAAATATCAGGACACGATTATTTGGAGCGCATCTCCAATCCGTTTGTTGATCAAACTCCAACGACTGTACTCGAAAGAGTATATCGTTTAGCAACTATTTCTTGGACGCCTGGGATGGCCAACCAGGCTTTTGTATTCCCCAAACTTTTAATCAATACTTTAATAGCGAATTATCTAGCACCTTTTAGATATTTTCGCGCGGGAGTCAAACTTCAAATCAGAATGAATTCAACACCTTACCATCAAGGGGCACTTATGGTTAGTTCTTTACCAACTATAGATGCTTCAATTGGTTCTCCAATAGTCCTTTGGAATCCATATGTACTTTCAGGTTTCAAACCAGTTGTCCTTTCAGCGTCAACACAAGATTCCTGTGTAATAGAGTTTCCTTACTTGAATCCAATCCCTTGGCTTTCAGTTTCAACTCTTAGTACATCATCCTCAATAGGTACAATTCTAATTTCTGAATTAAATGAACTAACTTCCACTTCAACTGGAGTTCCTGCATCCGTGGAACTCTTAGTTTTTGGTTCATTTACTAATCCTAAAGTGGCGTCGTATAACGAAACCGTGGCTGCCCAATCTACAGGCAGATCTCGTTTTGCGATGGATTTTCTTCCAATTCCTGCGCTTAAGCATGCGGGGGATGAAGCAAAAATCAAGAATAAAGAAGGTGTCGATTCTAAAGGAGTTCAAAAAGTAGTAGGTGGAGTTAGCGAAATCATTAAAATGATTCCCATTGTTGGAGATATTTATCGTCCAATCGCTAATTTCATTTCTACCTATGGTAAGAATTTAGACATGCCCACAGATACAGCTGTTACCACCATGGTTCAACAGTATCCCTTCCAGTATCAAAATAATGTTCGCGGACTGTTCCAAGGAGACAAATTTACTATGTTTCCACAGTCTGCAATATCCATGGACAATTTTTCAATGGAAACTTCAGAGATGTCTATTACGCAACTTGTAATGACGCCTATGTTGATTCGACGGTACACTTATGCCTCATCAGGTGACATAAATACCATAAACGTTCATCCCATGGAAGCGAATGATGCAACTAGCGCTTACACCTGTGATTATCTTGCTTATGTTGCAGCCCATCATGAGTATTGGAGAGGTTCTATAAAATACATGTTCCATTTTATTAGTTCCGCTTTTTACTCAGCAAGATTTCAACTCTCCTACCAGCTTAATGCCGGAGGATTAATTGACGCCAACTTACCATCTCAGATCATTGATGTTAAAGGCGATACAATTACAGAAGTTACTATTCCATTTTTATGGAGTACATTCTGGAGAAAAACTGGGATTTTAGGTGTTCCTACCTTACCTAGTTTACAGCTCAAAATGATCACACCAATTGCAGGTTCTTCCGATCCGTCCACACCCATCATTTATGTTAATGTTTGGCGCTCAGGAGGAGAAGATACTCAATTTTCACTGCTTAAGGGTTCACAAAACACGTTACCGTGGATCCCAGCAACAACCACAAAAACCACAACGATTACAACCGGAGTAACACAACCTAGAGCTCAAACGAGTGTTTGTTCTAGATTTCAGCAAAAATTCGCCCCAATAAATGAATTTGCTCAGTTCTCTTCGGAGTTAGGAAATTGCATGCCCGAGTGCACCCTAACTGTTAAGGATATTTTACGTAGATTTTCATTAATCGACTCGAGGAATTGGCAGGCAGCTGCTGATTTCTCCTATCCTTATTCGTTACCGTTCTATTCCCCAAACTTTTTTGCAGAGCCCTTTTCTGCATTTTCGAATATCTTTCTTTTCTGGAGAGGTTCTCGTAGATTTCGCCTACTGTCCAATCAGTGCGATAAAATTGTGTTGAATAGTTTAGACTCATCGTTCTTACCGACACCAGGTAGTGGCCAAGTTATAAGTAATTTTAATGTTACAGATCCAAACAATCCTTATACTTCCCCACCAAAAACGTTGATGCCCACCCCAACAAAAACCGAATTCGAAGTCCCATTCTTTTCAGAGGTTCCTTACCTCCACATTTATAGGCCTGTCGTTCCATTTTCAGTGACTATATTGTACGATTTACCAGTAGGTATTACAGTTAATCAATACAATACAGCAACTCTTCCCCCTCAACTGACGTGGTCAGGGGGGGATGACTTCCAGTATCTGTACTTAGTACCACCCATTTTCCCAGCGCCAACTCGCACTGTAAAACCTCGTGATTCAAAACACACGAAGGTTTAGGTTAGGA